GAATAAGCCACTCCGCAAGTTCACAACAATCTTCACAGATTTTACTCGCTCAAGCTTCATCTCTTCCTACCAACCCTCTCCCCCATCCATCTCACCAATGGCTTCAGAAGAAACTACTCCCGATACTCGTGACGTAGTCGCAGAAACGCCCTCGGCTCCCCAAACCGGAACCAAGACCCACGTTAAGTCTAAAGGCCCCCGCGCCACAGGCACTCCGACCGTCTCTCTCGCCGCCATCGCCGCCCTCAAAGACGATGCACACCACGGCAAAGGTATCTACTACTCAGGCTCCTTCGTTCCCGACACCCGGTTCTACGTCCTCGCAATCTGCACTTTCATCGGTCGCCTCTTTTCCGCAACTGATTATGAATCATCGCAATTCGTCACTCCCCCGGCACTTATCGCTTACTACCTCTACTGCCTGTATTTCCTTCTCTTCTACCGAGACATGCACTCCAAGAATCCCTCCCGTTACGCACGTGAATTCACCGACTTTGGCCGCTATAACCAGCTCCTCAAAATCATGGAATCCGTCTACATCCCCGACGAGATATTCTCTATTCTACAGAATTTCAGTGAATGGTCCCCAGAACTACTTCCGAACTTCCAATTCGTTCCAACTCTGTCCTCGACCCTCATGCTCTACGATCTTCCGTATCTCATGCATCCTCTCATCTTCCTTAACGGTCACAACACCCTCTTCAATCGCGCTGACTCCGTTGGTCATTATTCGAACTTTCTCAAAGCTCCGATTTTCAACATGACCTCCACGTCTCCGACCATTGCTGCACGCGTAATTCGTGTCGCCAACCTTATTGGTTGTGCATACAACAACGCTAGCAACAACATCGTGCTCGTTCAAAATTGGCTCTCTCGCGTCATTCTCCCTTTCGTGGACCCAGCTACCCACCGACAACATCTTCGTCGTACTGGTATTGCTAAGTTCAACCTCGAAACTATTGACTCCCGACCGTCAACATGGAATCCCTATAGATTTTTGTTCACCACAGAATCTGCCGCCAACTTCGAATCCTTCCTCGATTGTGTTCACGCCTCCAGTGAATTCAACCGCGATCAACTCAAGGCCACGAAGAAAATGTCCGATCTTTTCAGATCAGTACCTCCCGCTCCCGGCTCGTACATGATCATGTCGTACTCTACTCCAACATGGCACCTCGCAGATCTTGATGCATCACACTTCCCCGCAGGCGAACTCACTCCCGGCTCTTTCACGACTCTTCATAATGAACACACTCGTTTTGGCGTCCAGATTACCTCCCCTACGACTAACGCAAACAACATCACAGTCCCAACCACTGATGACGGATCCGGCCCCGCTACTGGCTTCATCGAGAACCTCTATCTCGCAAGCAAGCACACAGGTCCCGCACACAACTCCGCATCCATGGGTTTTGATATCATCCAACGCAACGAGATGAAACACAGCATGCCCAATATGCTTGTTTTCTCCCCTGGTGATTCAACTGTCGACGCCGCTATTCATCCTATGGTCTCCGGTCTTATCGTTCACAACGGTAACATTGACTCCACAGCTGTCAGGACCCCCAATCCCGACGATGAAATTCCGTACATCCTTTCTAGGTATTACGACGGCTTTATGTCCCTCCGCGTCATTCGTCCTCGCTTCGCCCTTCGCACAACCTGGCTCATTGCCCGTACTGCCATGGAATCCGTTTCAAACGCGACTCTTGGCTTATTATGGCGCTCAGACAGGTTTCAGGTCTCCCGTATCGACGCTGACCACAATGCTCCAGCAGCAGGTGGCTTCATGCGCATGTTTCCTTTCTACTTCGTATCCAACGTTACAAACTGGATCTTTGGAAATAACATGCTTTCGTCAAACACGGTGAATGAACCTACAGATCCCGCCCACCGGCAGATCGCCGACGCCTGGTCGTCCTTCCGTATCACGGATGAGCCCAACGCTCTCCCCACGGTCAAGAACACCGCCTTTGGCATCAACCACGGTGAAGTCCTTTTCGGTCGTAACTCCACGATCACCAAGTTCTCTCATCCCGCCGACCTTCTTCGCAGGAACTGATCTCCCCCACACTCACTATCGCGTCTTCGTTTTTTGTATTATCAATCAATCGTCTCCGCCTCCCGTCCTCTAATGCACATCAGTGGCTCGTTTAATCGACCCTGAACCGCGTATTCTCTGGCTCAAAAAGAAAAAAAAAAAAAAAAAAAAAAAAAAAAAAAAAAAAATC